CAATGAATATTTTTTTAGCAGTGTTTACAACTTGTGGCATAACTGACTGAATCTGTGCGCCTGCTGCTATCAAACCCTTTGCCATTATGATTGTAGAAGTAACTGGCGATTTAATAATTTCTTTTTCAATTTGATAGGCAGTCTTTATCATCTTTTTACCAATTGAAATTGTTGTAGTTTTAGCAGTCTCCATTGCATTCAGTATGGGAGGACCATAAAGGTTTCCAATTGCCTGAATGTTATCTTTAATTGGAATAAGTTTCATTGCAAACTTTGATGGAATTACCCCAACAACTTTAGAGAGTCTTGTTATTGGAGCAAATAAGAGACTCTCTGCTTTAGCAATTTGTCTTGCTTCAATTTCTGTTTTTCTTATCTGCCTAGAGGAACTTGCTGGACCAATACCTCTTTCTTTTTCAACTCTTGCTTTCGCCATTTCATAGCGTTCTCTTGGATTTAATGCATATCTAACTTGCTGAGCATCTGTGCCAATTTTTTTAGCAATAATATTCTTTAACAAAACGGCAATTTCGCTAAGTCCGCCAGTTGCAACAGCAGATCCAACTCTTGCAACACCTCTTCCTGTTATTGGGATGCCAGCAATTTCACGAACTTTTGGTGTAGGTGGTACATATTTATCTTTACTTGGGCGTGGTGGGATAAGAGCCTTAAGTTGATCAAAACTACTCATACCCATTGCAATAGGGGTTAGACCAGACGTTCCTGCTGCCGCAGCAGCAAGCTTGGCTTCTGCTGCAGCCCTTCTTGTGTTTGTCCAAACTGGATTTATTGTGGAGATGCTTGCTCGCTCAGCCAAATTGCGAACACGATCACGGACTGTCTTTAATTCATTTGTAGCACTTACTGAATCAAGAAGCTTTTTACGCAAAAGATCTGCAGCATTAACATACACTGGTCCAGATGGGGGCTTCGCTGCATTTTCTTCCATAAGTTTTTTCAAACTTGCTGGGGTTAATATTGGCTGTTGTGGAATAGCAGATGATGGAACATCTCGCTCAGGGGGTGAAGCCTGTGGGGTTGTTGTTGTGGGTTTTGGAGCTCTTGGAAGTTGAGGAATAGCTGGAGTTGTTTGAGCTGCGGCTTGTGTTGCTTTTTCTATTGGTTTAACTGCTACTTGTTGAATTGCAACATCTGTTGCAACCCCGAGTTCAGAAAGTTTGTCAATAATAATTTTCTTATAATCTTTTGCTTGTCTTTGTTTTCCTGTCTCGTCTCTAGTTTTTGCACCAGCTACATACTCTGCAAGATATCTTAATTCTTGAACTGTATATTGTTTTAATGAATCCATGCTTGCGCCATATACTTTAACTTGTTCAGCGACCTGCTGCATTCTTGCTCTTATTTGTTCTCTTGTTTCTCCAGCAACTTTAGTAGTTGTTTCTTTTGGAGTTATTGGTATAACTTTTCCTTTATTAGGACCAAATTGAGGCGTGACCTGTCCAGCAGCCTGCTCGCCAAATTTCTGTAATTTGGCTCTTTGTTGCATTACAGCAGCATAAAGTGATTCAAGACTTCCGTTTCCGGCAACAACTGTAGCCTTAATTGCTTCTACGACTTTTGTAACATCACCTTTGACTTTTGAAATTGGAGCATCAAGACCTGCTGCTGCTTTTGGTGCTCTGTTTCTAAGTTCAGCAATAAGCGCTTCAAATTGTTTAGCTGGTAAATTAAGAGTAGCTTGAAGTTGCTGAAGAACTGTATCAAAACCAAATGCTCCACCGCTAATTTTTGGAAGACTAGCTAGAGCTTTTGCTTGTGCTTGTTCCATTTCAGCTTCTAATTTAGTTTTTACTTTTGAAAGAATGCCTATTTGCTTTTTATATCCTTTACCTTTAACTTCACCAAGTCTATTTATTTCAGCTATTAATTCTTGAATTTGTTCTTCAAATTCATTAACTTGTTTTATCAAAGCCCTTCTTTGAGCAGTATCAAGTTTTTCTAAACCCTTTTGCGGAACTGGTCTTGTAGAAGCAGCAGGCATTGGATAACCGCCGAGGGCTCGTGGTTTTATTGGCTTTGGAGTAGGAGCTTCTCCAACAACTTTTATAGCCGCTTGCGCTTCTGTAAGTTCTTTCCTACCTAAACTAATTTCTTCATCAATTTTTTTTATTTCTTTTTTTAAAGAAAGAATTTGTTTTTCTCGTGCAGACATTGTTGCTTTTAATTTTTCTTTAGCCTCAGTAGCTTCATCTTTTGCAACAATCGTTTGTTCTTTCAATTTAACATCGGCAGCAGTATGTGTTACCTGTTTAGCTAGACTAGCTAAAGTTGCTTTTCCTTCTTCTATTGTTAAAAGCAGTTCCGTTTCTTTGCCTTGTTCTTTTCTTTGTATACTTTCAAGTTTATGCAAAGTTGCAATTTTTTTTGTATGTTCTGCTTCTGATTTTCCTATTGCTGCAGCAATTTTATTAATATTTTTTAATGTCTCACCGACAAGAATTTTCGCAGCAACAGGTCTTGCTGCTACCATTGCTGATTTGATTAAACGATCATATGTCGCTCTTTGTTTTTTATTTAAAGAAGCAATTTTTTGTTCTATTGCTTTATCTTGAGCAACAGTATCTAATTCTTCAAATGCTTCTGGTTCTTTAATCTTACCCAATTGTTCTAAAAGCTCAATTTTTCTTTCTCTGACTAATTTATTAATTGTTTCTGTTAATTTATCTTCTGGTATTGCAATTGGTGCAAACTGTGCAGACGTAGCAAGTGGCAAATCAGTGTCGTATGGGCTTATCTTTGGGCCTGTTGGTACTGTCGGTATTTTTGGATATGCACCTAATTCTTCTTCGTGTGATGCATAAGGTGAATATTGTCGACTTGCCATAGGCAATGTTGGCTTTATTTCTTTTTGTCTATTTAATATACTAAATAATTTATTCCTTGATTCTGTTGTATACGGAGTAAGTTGTTGTTTAGTACTTACTCCAGTCTCTGGATTCTCCACCATCTCGAATGGTGTTCTTATTTGCTCAAAAGCTATTCTAAGCTGTCTTCTAGCTGAAGAAACACCTTCAGCAACGCGATCCATGCGTTCTCTTAATGGAGCAAGTCTTGCTCTAATTACTGAATCAATAACAACTTCAGAAGCAGTTGGCATTGATGCAATAACTTTTTGTATAACTCGTTGAACTTCTAAATCAAGTTTTTTCTGAAGGCCTTCATAATATTTTAATTTTTTACGAAGACCTGTAACAATTCGGGCATGCATTTTCCCTTCAACAGCAGTCATCTCTCTTGGAGGCACACCTTCTTCTGCAGGTTTGCCTTCTATCATTTCTTTTTCATATTTTGCATCAGCTGTTGCTTGTCTTGCTGTTGTGTGTCCTAAAGCTGCAAATAAAGGATTAAGATAGGTTGCTGATCTGATATTAAGAGCTGTTTTCTGTCCACCAGCAAATGCGTTTAGCCTTTCTTGTGCGCCAGCACCAGAAAGTGATCTTTTAAGTGTTTCAAAAGTTCTTTTTTGTATAGAAACTGCAAAGTCACTCATTTGTGCGACAGTAGAGGGTATCTCAAGCCCAAGGTTTGTTAGCAATTCAATAAAAGATTGTTTTGTAAGTTTAATTTTTTTAGAAACAGATACAGCAGTTTTCTTAGCTTCAGATACTTTTGTTTCTGTTTCTTTGGCAACGGTTTCTGCTTGTTTAATATCATTTGATGCCTGTTGAGCAACTTGATTTTGAGAAGATGTTGCTTGAGTTGCAGCAGGTACAAGTGGTGCTGGTTGTGTTGTTGCTGCTGCTTTGGTCTGATTTTTAGATTGTGCAACAGCCGTTGGAGATGCTGTTATACCTAATTTACGTCTTTGGGCAGAATTGGCTATTTCTTGATCTCTTTCGGCTTTCCTTGCGACAACAAAAGGAATCGATCCAAACATTCCACCCATACGACGCTGCGCTTGTGCGGCAAAATTTTTGAAGTCCATCACGTCGAAAGCGAGATCTTTTAGATTTTTTAGCGTAGATGGCAAAATTTTTGAAGTAACTCGTTCGACAGCCTCTGCTACTTGTGGAATTGCTGGTCTTAATGGTCTTTTTCTTGTTCTTGTTCCACTAGAAGCATTCTGTCCGCCTCCTGTGGGTTGTGGTGCTGGTTGTGTTGTTGTTGGCTGTGCTGGTCTAGAAGTCGTTGTCTGCTGAGCTGGAGGTGCGTTTGGCTGAGAAGGCTGTCCTGGTCTTGTACCCGTTCCTGTATTGACAACACGCCCAGGACTGCAAATACACTTTTGAATTGCCTGAAGAATTGCCATTAACTTTGTATAATATTGGGCAGATACTGGTTTTTGCTGTCCAGTTGTTCTTGTCGTAGCTGTTGCTTGCCCCGCAGAAGAAGTTGAAGGTGTTTTAACAACACCAAATGGTGTTATAATACCGCCTGCTGCTGAATTTGCTCCAACCCTTGGAGTTAAGCTGCTTGTTTTCTTAGATGCTCTTTGTGTAGCTTTAATTACGGCTTCATTCATTCCTTTAATCAGGTCTATTGTGTATTGCTCAATGACCTTTGCTGGATTTTGTAAATTCCGTGTAGCGGTGACAGTACTTGCATCCAAGCCCGAAAGGTTTGCCGACCCAGTAGGTAACACCATCTGATCGAGGGGGCCAGCCTGTGTGCCCCTTTTTGCTGCAACTGTATTTGCAGCCTGAACTCTTAAATATTCTTTTCTGCCAACTAAACCTTTAATTGATTTTTGATATATTGATTTTTCAGCAAAAGAAATTTTTTCTCCAGCATCAATTTTTTCTTGAATTGGGGCGGCTCTTTCCAGTCTCTTTAAATTTGCTTTAGAAACAAAAATATTTCCATCTTTCCCAACTTTTCTAAAATTTCCTCCTAATCTTGTAAGAAGGCTTGTAGATTCTGCAATTGTTCCATTTAAAGAAACCATATCATCTTTAAATTTTAATACACCCTTAGAACGCATCATTGAGAAAGAACCAGCAATTTGAGCAATAGCACCAAAAGTCCTAAGAACAGGGCCAAGTGTTGCAAGAAGAATCAAAACAACACCAATAAGTTTCTTGGTTCCCGATGGGAGGAGCTGAATCCATGTACTAATTTTTTCAAGAATTGGATTAATTGCTGAAAGCAAATCACCAAATACAATCGTTAGCTCTCTTGCTATTGATTTAATACTTTCTCTTGACCGACCATAACGAACTTGCAAAGAGCCTTGAACCCTTTCTAGCTCTGCTTCTAATGTCTCTTTCGTAACAGCAGTTCCAAACATTGCTCCAGATAATATTTTTCCAGACTCAGTTTGAATTGAATCAAAGCGTGTGCCAAAAAGAGTATTTCCCTTTTCTACTTCTTTATTGTACCCTTTTGTTTCACTTGTTATATTTTTAAGTCTCTTAACCTCGGCTTCTTGAGCTTTTTGAATAATTAAAGCTCTTGCAGTAAAGGCCCCATCTTTATCCTTTTCTTGAGATTGGCCTATTACATCCTGTATATCTTTAATTTTATTCAGTTGGACAAGTTCAACTTGTTGTCCTTCAGTAGTCCTACCTCTTTGGCTATTTAGTCTTAGTTGAGCATTAATTTGTTTTTCAAGATCTTTTGCCAATTTGTTTTCAGCAGAACCAACTTTGTCTAATGATTGCTGGTATTCAGACATTTGCTTAATTGAAACTTCCATTCTTGGGCCCTGGCGAACACCAAACAGTTCCGCAAAGAATGTCAGAGCACCCGCATCGCCCAGTTTGTCTTGAAGTTTTGTATAACCATCAATTAAGTCCTGAATGCCCTCGGAACCAACTTTTGTTGAAAGACGAAAATCTTTTCCGAGAACCCTTGTCAATGCTTTAATGATGTCTTGATTCTTTTTGGTTGGGGCAATAAGTCTTTGTAATGAAACTTTAATTGAGTTTGCAGAAGCACCAACTTGGAACCCAGCACCAACCATTGGTGCCAATAAAGCCGCAGTTGTCTGCATATTTAAACCGAAAGATGTTGCTGCAGCAGAAACTTCTGGGAAAGCATCTGCCATGTCTTTCAAAGAAAGAGTTGTCTTATTTTCAGCAAAGTTGAAGAATGCAATTGCACCGCGAACTTCTTCAACCATTTGATTGATTGCTTTAGTCCCAGTAACTGCCAAACCTTGATCTCTTCTAACTCTTGCAATTTGTTGATAGATTGCTTGAATTGCAGCTTGAGCTTGAGTAATGTCAACGTTACCAAGTTTTTCAAACTCAGCTGTAAATTGTGCAAGGTTCGCTAGTGCTTTAGGATCTGAAATACCAATTTCGGCAAAATCTCCTGCAAGACCCTGTACAAGTTCTCTTGAGACACCCCAACTAATTGATAGTTTATCTAATCTAGTATCAAGTTCTGCCATAGCAGCGTTATATGCCTTGATACCATCTGCTCCTGTTGAGAAACTATCTGCGATAAGCTTCCCTGTTCTTATGACTTCTTTATCAAGAGCTTTTAATGATTGGAAACCTGTACGAAGGAACATCGATATGGGGAGAGAAAGACCATATGTCATTCTCATTCCCGCATAAGATAATGTTTGAGCACTCTTATTGAATTTCTTACCCAACTCATTAAAATTCATTGCTCTTTGAGTATTAGTTAACTCTTTTTGCATTGCATTTACACTTTCAAGTTGGGACTTGTAAGCTTTTAATGGACCTGTGTTAAAACCAGTTTTTGTACTTAATCCGTGTCTACGATTTGCTGATTCTAATTGTTTAATAGAAATTTCAAGCTGCGCTATCGTTGTTTTATTTTTTTTGAATGCAGCATCAAGACCAGCTAGGTCTGCTTTTGCTTTAGAAAAAGAGGCGGACAAACCTCTGCCTTCCTTGGAAATTTGATTAAGAGTCCTTGAGATTGCGCCGCCACTAGAATTAGCAGCTCTTTGTGATCTATTAAAGCCATTAATGCTTGCAATGGTTTGCAACATTGAGCGCTGCATCCCAGCCATCGCGTTTTCAAATGCTCTGTCAATTATGGCATTTACAGTTACATTTGCATTTGCACTCGTCATGATTGTCCCATTTAATAATAATATATTACGTCAATAAACGCAATTATTAATTACTCTCATAACCCAATCCAATGGGTATTGCACCAATATTTGAACTGTTAATAACCTCTGGCGGATCTGGATCGTACCAATCTTCATTAAGATCAACATCAGCACCTTGCGAAGCTGCAAGCATTTTCATGTGTGAAGAATTTTCATTCATACATGCGCGATAAAGAAGAAACATCTCATCTAATGTGAGATTGTCTTCAAGTTCTGAGATGCTGCGCCATGCGCCAGTCCTTATAAAAATTTCGCATTCATATTTCAGGAGCGGAAGATCTTCCCATGATTGAGAAGATCCCTCCCCGCTCCCGTTTGTCAGGAAGGGTCTGAACCCATTGCTGCTGACATCAGTTCACCGAAGCAACGGAGGTCAAGCGCATCCTCAAGTTTATCAAGATCTGCTGAAAGTTCAGCATCAACATTAGAGAGAGCAATCGATGCTGCCTCAACCATAATGTCAATATCTTTATCTTCAAGAGTATCATCCATCTTTAGATCCTTGACAACCTTCATAAATTTACGAAGATTCCTGATTGTAAGAGGTCTAATAACTCTTTTCTTTCCATCGGCAAACAAAATCTCGGTCCCCCCGAGAATGTCTTTATTCTTATCAGCCATTTTTAATTTTATCTCCTTAGTCAAGAGGGTAAGCAAAAACCCTCAAGATACAAGTTTATCACAAGATCTTGAGGGTTTGCCAATTAATAATATTTTAAATTATGTCTGATCGATGATTTTGCCGTATTCGTAGCCAGTATCTTCCGTTTTTGGAAGAATTCTGAAACCAACGGCGAAGACCGAAGCTTCCGCACGCTTCATTGTGAGCTGGGTGCTCTCCATTGAAATTGCACGTTTTGTATAGAACTTACGGGTCTTAGTTGTTGATGCATCCGAACCTGGGGCAACGCCCGTGATGACGAGAGCCTTCTCAAACGGGAACACGCTCTGACCACCGAACAAGAATGTTTTGGTATTCGCGCCATCATTGTTTGCAACAACGTCAGTTGCACCAACTGAGTCGTAGTTCCAAGAGAGAGCGAGGTTGTTCAATGTGGCTTCAGCCAGAGTCGTTTTGACCATGACCTTAACCTTTGACTGCACAACTCTTGCAGCGTCACCGTACTGGTCGATTTCAATGTCAACCATATCTGGCTCCCAAGAGATTTCAACACCATTCTGAGTAGCGCCGATGTCGCTGAAGTTGTTCATTGCTGCAATGCTAGTAGCATTGGCTGAGTCGCCCACCTTAAGGGTCGCCTCACCGACAACAATGTTAGAAACATTAACTGCCATTTTTAGTTTCCTCCTAAATTATTCAAGGACAAAAATTCTTTTGCCTTTTTTGTCACGCCATTTAGCGATCTTTTTAACATGATCAAGCCGGATTTCATCATTTCTTTTCCCGATTCCAAGTCCTTTATTCCATTCAAATTCATATATATTCTTTCCGATCCTGACTGTGTAGCCGGGTAGTTTCCCGACATATGTAATAGTAGTATACTCCATATAATATTATTGTACCACCCTATCTGGATACATAACACAATTTAAAGTCTAAATTCATCCTGTACCAGCCATTTATTTCAAGGGGTGATACAAGATTTGCTCCAATTTGATAGGAAGACAGAATTCTGACATCGGTACCAGGCACCCCCCCAGATTTAGCTATATTGTTTCCAATATTAAGTAGTTCTATAAATCTTTCCGAGAGTTTAAAAAGACGGTCAACATTGGTATCAAAAATTGAATATTTTATAATGTCATATCTATGCCAATATTCTTCCACATTTGGAGCGATTGGGTTAAAGAAATAAACCACAAATGGGGCTGGTTCATTATCTGTTGCAACAACTGGAAAGAAATTCATTGTCTTACCAGCAATTGATATTATTGTATTATCGTTTTTTAAATACAAATTGACATCATAAACCGCTATTGTTGATATTGTCATGACCCCTCTCTAAATAAAGGTGTCTCTTTAAGTAATTCAATTATTTTATTGTTAAAAAGATCTGCTGCATAATCTGCAACCATTTGGGCATCAGCCCCACTTCTATCTCTCAATGCGTATTCATTTACATCATCAATTTCTATTGAAAAATTATCACTATCAATATTCAATTTTATTTTTGTATATCTTAAATTTTCACCAAATTTAGACACCAGATCTTCAAAGATTTGAAGATGATGGTCTGTGTATGTTCTAACAATGACTTCTTTAATATCAGAATGCATTGTTAATAATTGATCTGATAGGCGGTCTAAATCATGAGTAATTATGATCATGATGTTTCTACCACCTTTCTGATGGTAGCCAGTATGTGATGTTTTTTGCCATTGAAACCAAATTTTGGTTGTATTGAAACAATCTCAAAAGGTCCAATTTCAAGGACATTGCCATATCTATCTTTTATATTTTGTATTCTATTTTGATAATCAATATTATCTGCATACATTCCTGGAACAATCATTTCATGAATTGCAATAAATTCTTGGTAAGGAACTACTCTTTTATCACTGCCAGATGCTTGAGGGGATTGAATATTGATTGGAACAGTTGCAGAAAGAGTAAAAGTAAAAGTCTTCTGCCCCGCTGCACTAATTACAGTTTGCTTTGTATATATATCAGCAGTTTGTGAAAACCGTAAAAAACTCTTGTATGCCATCAGACCACATAATCCATCACAAACAAGGTATAGTCCATTAAGAGGACATCGGCTTCAATATTGCCTGTAGACTCATAAAAAGAATCTTTCATTTTCATCTTGACAATATCTATATCAATAGAATAAATGCCATGCCTTCTGTATTCAGAGTCGTCATTCATTAAATCAGCAATAATTAATTCTGCTGCTTGCTGAACATTCAATGGAACAGAATTCCAGCCAAAATTACCCTCAATTTTATAATCAGACCTCAATCTAAATTTTGTAGGTACAGTTAATTTATCTGCTTTATCAATTGCATCAGCTTTAAATCTTATATAATAAGAGGCTTCAAAGTTAAAAGGTTGTTTAACTCTCTCAATATTCTGTGATGAAGATGTTGTTGAATCATAAACAATTTCAGCATAATCTTTACCAGGATCTTGTGTCACTTTTGTAAGTGTACTTATTGCAAATGGCAAGTGTAAAATATTATGATTATTACCATCAATCGTAAGACTTTTATTTGGGTAGTAGTCAAATGACTGCCCACAGTGTGTATTAATTATTGCTCTAGATTTTCTTTCATATTTATCAAATAAAGCACCTTTTGATTGCTGAAGTTCTGGATACATCGTAAAAAAATCTGATGAAGTTATGTAGGGGGTGTAAACATTTATATAGGCAGATTTTGTATAAGATGTGCCCGATACAGTAAATGTAAAATCAATTCTATGTTTACCCGCTGAATTTAAAATATAGTTTCCACTGGCTTGCTGGCCATATGTAATTGTGTAAACCCCTTCCGAAGCTCTGGTTGCACCAGTTGGACCAGAAACAAGATCACCAAACTCATGATAAAGAGAAGCGCTAACAGTATTCCCAGCAGGGTCACTCGGAAGTGTGAGTGTGACTGTCTTTGATGTATTAATTTTTACTTCATCCATTGTATATCAATTTTACCAAATAAACATTTATCATATAATTTCCATATATGTCATTATATATAAATCAGAAATTTTTTGATTTATAGTTGCATCATTTTGATTTATAGTTGCATCATTGACCCAATTTGTTCCATCATATTTTAAAACATCACCCGAAGCTGGGGACGATATAACAACATCTGATAAATCATTGATAGATATTGATGTAGCAAAAGAAACAATTGTATTGGAATTGTTTTTGTAGAAAATTTTACCATCCGTATAGTTGATGGCAATTTCACCGTGCTCAAGGACAGAGGGGGCAGAATTCGCGGTACTAGAATTTTTAATTTTTATGGTGTTAGCCATAAAAACCTCCTACTTAGAATGTACCACCATCAACTGTCACATTATCCAGATTTGTACTAGAAAGAATTGTTGTTCCATTAAATTTTAAAACTTTTCCAGAGGCGAGGTTGAGATGCTCCGAAGACGTCCAGGAATCAGTTGCATCAACCCAATTGAATGTTTTTGTGCTCGTTCCAAGAACAGAGATGCCAGCGCCATCGGCTGTTATGTCTGTTGGAGCGGCAACATTCGCAAGAACAACATTCTTATCCTCAACAACAAGTGTCGCTGTATTTAGGGTTGTGGTATTCCCTTGAACTGTTAAATCCCCTGTTACAGTTAAATTATTTGAAATTGTCACATTAGATGGAAGACTCAAAGTAACAGCGCCAACCCCCGAGTTAGAAACTGTAATTTCATTTGCAGTACCAGTAAGACCAGTAACAAGATTTGTTGTTCTATCACTAATTTGCGATGCTGTAATTGAAATCGATGTATTAGCGGCAGCAGTCAAGCGACCTTGAGCATCGACAGTAAATGTCGCAACTGATCCAGCTGCTCCATAGCTTGCAGGAGTTACTGCTGTATTGTCAAGATTGATTGTAACTGTATCAGTCGCTCCAACAACTGAAGACAGGCCCGTTCCGCCAGAAACTGTAAGGGTATCTGTTCCCGTTGTTATCGTTTGAGGGGTGCCACTATCTCCAGATAAAGTAAATGTTGATGATATATTTGCAATTAATCCGTCAACATAAGCCTTTGTTGCAGCATGTGTATTTGCTGATGGAGTAGGAACAATAACAATACCGTTAAATGTTTTATTACCAGTAAGAGTCTGTTCTGTGCTTAATGTCGCAAAAGCACCGGAGCCGCCAATAGCAAGAACAGATGTAGCACTTCCTCCAGCGCCTCCTGTCCCTTCACCATAGTAAAGAATATCATCTACTTCGTTAAATGCCAGTTCAGCATTTTCAAGAGAAGCGGGTGCTCCAGAGCTTCCAGAAGCTCTTCTTTTAATTCTAATTGTATTAGCCATTAATAATTTCCTCCATCAACAAGTAAATTAGCAGCAGAGTGAACATGATCTGATCTGCTTGCTATTATTGCTGTTCCAGCGCTTGCGGTCCTGGCAATATTCGCTGGTGCTGAATCACTGTAACTTAGGCTTGCTGTATTAATTGTAGCAGGTGCAGCAGTTAAAACAGTAGTATCGGATGTTTGAATCACGACTGTTGCTACATCAGAAGCGCCAATTGTAAGCTGTGTTATATCACCGCTTGTAACAGTTATTTCAGTTATTTCACCCGCCATCTGTAACATCTCCCTGTATCAGAGCCTTCCCTGCCACAAGGGTTGTCACAACTGCGCCATCTGTTTGTTGAAAATCGTAATGGTATGTTCCAGGAATAATCGCTCCTGAAACATTGGAGGAAAGAACAAACTGGACGATTCCTCCAGCACCATTACTGATATTAACAGCAAAGTTAGCAACAATCTCTGTAGAAGATGGGGCAATTCTGATTTGTCCAGAAAAAGTTCTTTGAGAGATGTTGATAGCTGCATTAGAACCGTCTTTTAATCTCAGTTCATGAACATAGGTATCACCAGAATAGATAGTAATATTCCTGCTGCCAGCCATAACAATTAAATTTTATACGAAATAATATTCGTTATCAACAATTGCAGTCTTCACAACCACAATTGCATTGTTCTGTGCATAGGCACCCACATGCACAACTTTTTATTTTAGAGTTTTCTAAGTTTTGATCGCTCATTTTGGAATAGATTTCCAAGCGGCAACAAGTTTCTTAGGATTATCAGCCATTTCTGGAGAAAGCTCTACATGGATCCACTTACCGCCCTGTGAGCCTGCATTGTCTTTAGAATTATAAATCTTGACACCTTTTGCACCTTCACCACGTGAGCAACGATAACCTCTCCCCCAGCCGAGTTCCTTGTCATTTACGTTACTATCGTAAGCATAGTCATGAATCTCTTCGATACCCAAAACTTCTGTGTTTGCGAGCAAGAAATTCCAAGCTTCTTCAGCTTTCTTCCGATCTGAATAGCCCATATCAATGGCTCGGCCTGTGGCGTGAACTGATAACCACTTTGGATCTCCAGGAGTAGCTTTAGGATTGTTCATGCTCCTATTTGCCCAAATTCCCAAAGAAGAAAAGCCCCAACGATTCTTGCAAATTTCTAATAGTTTCTCTGTTCCTGGTCTCGCACCTTTAGCAAGGCCATCTGTATTACCTGTATATTTTCTTGGCATAATACCTCCATTTATTAATTAATTATATATTATTTTGCATTTGATTGCCCTCTATCGGGGCCATTAAAAATTTGATCAATTTCATCAGCATCAAGTTTGCCATCATCAAGAAACGCCTCAGCAAGGCCTTGAACGACTTTTGCAACACCGCCGATTCCTGCCATAAAAATTGCTTTAGGAAGATCGACCCCAGCGATTGCACCTGCGCCGATCACTCCAAGCCCAGAGGCTCCAAACACAGCAAGAATTCTTAACAATATATTTTTCATATTATTCATTATCTTCTCCTTGTAAAATTAAAGCGCCAATCAAATGCACAGCAAGAGATGCGACGCTAATCCAAATTCCCCATTTCCTTGTCTGGCCTGACAAAGTAATAAGAACAAGACCTGTTCCACCCAATGTCCAAGCCAGGGCGTGAAGTTCACTAATTAATTTTTTAATCATTATTTCCTCCTGCTTCCTCCACCAGATGTGCTGGTCGAAGAAGTTGAAATGTTGACAGTAGAAAGAGCAGCGGCTGCTGCGACAATTACCCGTCTTGTTCCGACATTTACGGCTGAGCCTGTTGGTACATATTCATCGAATGCATCACTTCCATAAATATCAATTTCTTTTTCAAATGCTTCCTTAACTTTGTCAGATGCTTGAGAAAGATTTAAGGCAATTTCTTTTAATTCTATTTTACTAAATTCATCAAAGTTAATTTCTGCGAATACTTCTTGGATCTCAGATCCGCTTAATTCATCAATTGCTGTATTGTCAATAATACTAACTAACTCACTAGAGTTAATTGTACTTAAATCTACGTTATTAATAACATTTTTTAGTTCCTCTGGGGTGCTGGCTTCCGCTATAACATTTTCTATAGGCTTAGAGGGTTGAATTGTCGTTGTCGTATTTATAAAAGCCACAGAGGTCGTTGTCGCGGGAATGGTGGTGCTTGTCGTGGTCGTTGTTGGCTCTGGAATCGTCGTTCTGGCAACCGAAGTTGTCGTTCTTGGGGTTGGTGCCAAAGTTGTAGAAGTTGTTGTCGTTGTTAATTGAGTTGTTGTAGTTTCAGGTATAATTGTAGTATTAGGTAATTCAGATGTTGTCGTGGATTCAGGAACAGTTGTTGGAAATATTGTCGTTTCCACTATAAGCTGTGTGGTTGTCGTAGTTAATACTTCTGTTGTGGTGGTAATAGGCTGCTGAGTTGTTGTTGTGGGTGGCAACGTAGTAGTTGTCGTAGTTGTAGTAGTAGTTGTCGTAGTCGTGGGTGGAGTAGGGTCAATCACCACAGCATTAACAGTTGTCTGGGGGCCGTACATACAAGACCCAGCACCCTCTCCGACACATGGGGCTGTCCCTGCTTGAATCTTAAATCTAACTGGTCCGTATCCAGTTGTTCCAGGCCACATCCACGGACCGAGACTATATGAAGTGTTCACGGCATATGTCCACACTCCCCAACCACCAGTTTCCACCCCATCAACGAGGTCATAAAACAAAATGTTGTACATATATGGGGCAGTGTTGCTCGGCGTTGGGGCATCCCAGTCCAAAACAACATTCCCATCGTTGTCTGCTACCGCTGTTAGATTTTGAACAGAGTTAAAGTATGGTGCTATCGTTGTAGTTGTAGTACTTGTGGTTGTTGTAGTTGATGTTGTCGTTGTTGAACCCGTTGAAATACTTGTGGGCACAACATTTGTTTCCACAACATAACTCCCGCCTTGCCAAGCATTTGGATTTCCACAACAAATACCTGTTCGTAAACGATAATTTCCTGGTTGTAAATTTATTTCAATAAATGAGTCGAGTCCAAACCAATCGTCATTGGCTGCAATTTGTTGGTTTTGAGAATTATATAACCACAACATTGAGTCAATGCCATATTGTTGAGCATATGTTCGTACAGTCAATTGTTGTAACTGTGTTATTCCAAAATATAAATCGGAAGCGCCAGTGACCGTATAGACATCAGCTTTTGCGGGTGATGCAAAAAAAGAAAGAAACAGAGCAGGTAATATTATCCAAAAACCTTTTCTTAATTTTATTTTTCTCAATTAAATCACCAACATATTGTAGATGATAATTGGTTTTAAAGATTAAGTTTTGTGTTGTTGTAGGTGCTAGTGCAAACCGAAATGGTCATGTAGGACCGATGTCCATCACTGTTATCTGATGCGGCAACGAGTTGGTTCCGACAATGCCGTCAGGGTCAGTGTTCAACCCGCCGCTTGCCCCGCACTTCCATTTCAACGTCAGGCTTTTTGATGCGGCAGTGCTTGTCACGCCAAAGTCGGAAGCCAAACAGTAGACAGAACCTTGGAACATTTTGCAGTGGTACTGGGTGATGGCTCGGGTGTCATAGTCAAGGGTGCGTTTCCCAAGTGTTGTTTCCTCAACCCATAGAGCATTTGATGTTGCTGCCGTGCCGGTCACCTGGACGCCGATGCGACCAAAAATCATGTAACGGCGTGAAGGCTGGACCGTGAACGACAAGGTGAACACAGTCAAGGTTGTCGCTGCGGAAAACGCTGTCGTTGCGTATGACCCGTCGTGGCCTACCACTCCACGGGGCGTAGTCCACGAGTCAAGCGACTGGCTGAGGTAGTCCCATGCTGACCCATCCCACACACGCAAAAACCCCGTATCCGTCTCGTAGATAATCTGCCCCGTAAACGGGTTGCTTGGCCTCGTAGACGACGTGCAGACCCCTGGTCTTAGTCCCCTATTTGCGCTAGACACACTCATGCTGACTCCTAATTCCTGTAACCGTACACACGGGCCGTCCCAGTAAATGACCCACTTGGGGCAAGCAAAATCACGCCATCATAAGAACCGCCGCTGTAATGCATAAAACCACCAGTTGTGTATTGCAACCCGCTGTTGGTCAAATGACCGCAGCCGATGAACGAACCAGTTGTCGCTCTTGAATCAAATGGGGCAATGACTTCTATTGAAGTTTCAGCAATACCACCAGCGCCACCGCTCACACCAACAATCGCACTTCCTACACCTTGGTTACCTGTACCGATGTTGTCGTTAAATTGAGTACCTGCGGACAAATACGAGAATGCCCCAACGGAACTGTACGCAGAAGGAGCAACGGTCGTACCTGAAAGCATTTGCATACGAATGTAGCCAGACTGGACAGATGTAAAATCAACAACAATTTTGTAATTCAAAAATGTGCTTGAAAAACAACTTGTTAGGTTTGTTGACCCTCCGCTGAGGGTGTAATTGTTGATGTACACCAACCCGACAGGGTTGGCAGTTCCCGTTGAGAGGTACACCCACGCCGATCCGTTCCAGACCAACGCCTTGTCGGTGTCGGTCTCGTAGATGACCTGCCCATCAAACGGGCTGGCAGGCCGTGTGGACGAGGTGCAGACCCCAGGTTTGGCGATAGCGGACGGAGCGGAGAACGAACTAATCGGCATCAGTGGCCTCCCACGGTTCGGGTGTATTGCCTTCAGCGAGCCATGCTAGGTACTGCTGATAGAAACGGTGAGTGGCGTCAAAAGTCCAATAAACATCACCATCAAAATAAATATATTCCATGTTGTTAAGTGTGTAATAAATCATAGTTCAGCATCCATCGTGAAAAAAGCAGTTGCTGTACCGTTTGATAGCAACATTGCGCTTTGACCAGCGGTACCAGCACACGCAATTTGAAAACGTATGGACTGGGCTGTTCTATGGTTAATCGATGCCAGTGCGTTCACTGCACCAAAACCAGTTGCCGCGTCAATATAAAAAGTGTTAACTCCAGAAGTCGCTACTGCTGGAGTACTTCGCATGTCCACACGTAGCGGGAAGCCAGTACCCAAGACAGAACCAGTCAACCAACCGCTGGCAAAATACATATATTGACCAGAATCTGATGCTGTTGTACCTACTCGCTGGTAGTACCGCTGGCAGAGTGCTAGTTCTACACCGATGG